CGGAATTTCGCGATTTTTGCGTGAGAGTCTGATGGAGAGGGCGGATAAGACACAGGTGAGAGTGTGCAATGGCTGCGGAACGGTGCCAATTTTCAATGAGAGACAGAATCTCTTTATTTGCTCGCTGTGTGATGGACCCGTGCAGTATATTGGCTCGACGCCGCAGAACATGGAAATTCTGCCGACGACGGCACGGTCATTGGCGACGACAAGTATTGTGGAGATGCCTTATGCGACGAAGTTGTTGGCGGATGAGTTACAGACATATATGAATATGGGTATTCGTATATTGACTGGGAATGATGTGACGACGTTGAAGGAGCCGGTGGAGTTGGCCTTGCCTGAAGCCAGTGCTGTGCAAGAGGCTTTGAGAATGGCTCTGCCTGACGTGGTACTGCCTGAGACACGTGTGCCTGAGTATCGCGATAAGCCAGAGGAGCCTGTGCCGACAGAGGAGAGTTTATATGAGATGGGCGTAATTCAAATGCCTGGGGATGTTGAGGAAGTGCTGCCAGAGGAAGAGGTTGCTGCGGCTGCTCCTGCTGCAGCTGCTCCCGCAGAAGGTTCTCAGCCTCAACAACTCCCTTTTACACAAGTCCAGAATCCTGTAGCAGCCATAAGTCAAAGACAAGCTGGTTTTAATGAGGGTGTTGCTGCTGCTGCTTCTGCTTCTTCTGCTCAGCAGCCTATGCAAATGCAGCAGATGCAGCAGCAACCTCAGATGCAAATGCAGCAGCCGCAAATGCAGCCAATGCAAATGCAGCAGCCGCAAATGCAGATGCAACCAATGCAAATGCAGCAGCCTCAAATGCAGATGCAGCCAATGCAGCAAATGCAGCAACAAGTACCATATTTCCAGCAAGGCGGTGCGCAATATATGTCGCCTGCTCCAATCATATATAGCGCTCCAATTCCAGCGGGTCCTCCTACTATCGTAATTGATACCAGTCCTCAAGCTATGGTTGGATTTCAAGATGATCTGCAGCAAGCAGTGCGCGGAGTACCTGTTATGGGACAAAGTGGTGGGCGACGCACAACTCCCCGCGCTCGTGATGGCTCTCCTCGCAGAGCTCCTGCCACTGTAAGCGGAAGTCAGGTGTCTCCAACTGCTAAGATCACTATTCAGAAGCTTGGATGAGGGCAACGGATAAAAGCATGAAATGCGTATAAGTGTAACGGATAAGGGCAACGGATAAGAGCATACAACAACCAAGTGGAATACGCCTAAAATTGATTCCATAGAGCAATAGTTAGCTGAGTCCCAAAATGAACTACGAATCAATTGACATATTGTACCGTAGTCGCATTACTCTCTTAGAACATCTGGAAGCCGACGGCTATGATACTACACCATACAGTAAATTCAGTCCGAAAGAGATTATGGAAATGGTAAAAGCAGGACCAGTTGCTGGAGCTCCCCCGGCATTAATGATGGAGTTGAATCGCAAGACACCTACTGAGGGTCTGCATTCAAAGTGTCTAGTTGTCTATACAATTGGAAAAATCAAGCAGAAACTCAGTGTTTTCACCCAGAAGATCATCAACAGCGAGGAAAGTACCTTTGATGCAAAGACAACAGAGCTGATTATCATAACCATGGAGCCTATTGGTGCAAATTTCCACGCAATGTCTCTCCTATGTCACAATGCCCACTCTGCTAAAGTACGTTACTTCCAGGCTGCTGCCATTGTAAATAATCCTATGAAGCATGTTCTTGTTCCTAAACATGAGCGTGTGCCAGTATCAGAGGAACAGGCCTTGCTAAAAGAAAACTATGCAAAGAAATCCCAGCTTCCCTTGATTCGCTATCACGAGGATCCTATTGCCAGAATGATTGGACTAATGCCTGGTGATATTGTTAAGATTGTTCGCCCTAGTCTAACAGCGGGTGAATCAGTTGGATATCGTGTATGTGTTCCTTAGAATTCACATATTAGTTTAGATGGTGGTACGCAAGATACAATTAAATGTAACAGGATATCCTACAGCAACTGAAACATGCAGTAGTATTCCAATTCCAGAGATTGATGTGGCTATGCTTTTTCCAATAAATCAACAACTCACATGCACTAAAATTAAAGATATAGTAAGACAAAGTGGATCACTTGATAATTTTTTGAGCCAATATAAGTTGAAGGATCAAGGATTATATGATAATCTCTTTGCCTTTAATAAAAATTTATCAAGTTCTGCTATTGATCAGCGTCAAGCAGTTTCCGATATTTCAGGCTACACAGAAATAAAGACATATTTAGAAAAAGTAAAGACAAACCAATTACCTGTATTACGTCTTGTAAATGATTGCTTATCAGAATCTATAACTGTGAATCCGGCATCTCTTGTAAAAGCTGAGAAAGACTATGAAGCATCGAAGGCGAGATATGAATCTGTTACAACAGATCTTGAACGAGTGAGTTATTATGAGGGCTGGTTTCCTCTCTTTCACCCAATGAAAGAGAGATCATTATTTATAATGTTTGGATTATCTATAATTCTTTTAATAGTCTCTGTACTTTTCTTTTTACAGGTTGGTGGTGTGCATATTAAATTTATCCTACCCGAGACAACGGTTGCTTACCCAACTCTTCCCCAGCCCTCTTATTCGAAGTATATATACTCAGGAGTAGGTTGTGGAATCTTATACATACTGGTTGGAAGATACTTCAAGTGGTTCTAAATTGTTAAAACCTATTAGAATGTCCTTAAATTCAATAAGTTCTACGGGAAACCCGTGTGACTTGTTGAATAAATCGAATAGTGCTGCAATGAAATTATGGGATGTTGATAATAGTACTTTAGATAGTCAAAATTATGGATTAATAGCGAAAGCTGGACAGCCTGTTGAATATAATGTTGCTGCTATAGCATCGACCGATTTTGATATCTTAAAAACTCTTGATAAAAAGAGCAAGACTCCTCTTATAAAATATCTATCAGACGTACCAAAATTTAAAACAATCGTAACAATGACTGGTACTTCTAATATATTATATATTGTTGGTATTTTTTATGATATAAATAATAGTTATATTAGATCCTATAATAAGATAGAAGGAACTACAACTCAATTATTAACAGATTCCAATTTATGGGATTCAAGTGATATGGATAAAGATAATAAGATCTCAAGCAGTCCAAAGAGTGCGATTGGTAAGTTAATGAATATGGGTGTTTTATTAACACCAAATGAAATATTTACAAAGAATGATTTTGGATCAACCCCTCCCGGATCAGGCACAGAGTCTCTTATTTACTTATATAATTTTGAGAAAAAAAGTTCTGTAACATTAACAAGTGCACAGATCGCGCGTAGGAATTTGTTAGAGAGTAAGAATCTAAAATTTTTCGGAGCCTTTCTGTGTGAATATTGCTATTATCGTAGTCGTTATGATTCATTATTAAAGGAATATTTTGAAGTGCATGGAATGCCTGCAACTGGATCAGGCAAGTATGTCTCCCCTGAAGAAGTTACGGGCAGTATTCATCAAACACTATTTAATGGAAAGGGAACTGCGGAAAATCAATATTCTGGAGATAAGGTATCTCAGCGCAATTATCTGAAAGTTCTTGCATATCACATGGCTCTCCTAAATACAAAGATGAGTGATATGAATCGTTTGCTTGTACAACTTGGCGGCTTATATGCCACCATAAATAGTGATATCAAAGATAAAGTTGATAAGAAAATAATTGACGGGAATACGGATGATCTAACTAAAAAGATCATGGCTCTAAATGATTCAGCTGATAGCGTGAATAGCTATTTATCAGAGAAGGATTTTCACCATGCGGCCATGGAATACAGCGATTCAAAGAACAGATATTCTACAGTTCTTCTTGGATTATACGCCTTCTTAAATATCGCCGCGGTTGCCATGATTGTTCATGTTAGTAGATCGTAAATGAAGAAGTGGCGTTAAATTTTAAGAACTAATAGTAAATGGAGGATGGTTCTGAATGGGATATTCTTGAGAATAGTCTATTTTCAAACACGAATAGCGAGGTTGGATCGGCAATGCTGAGTGCGCAAACAAGTACTGATAACTTGCTTTCATATGGAACAATTCTAAGTCGTAATAAATCAATTGGTGATATTGCAATTAATCTCAAGAATAAAAATGCAGCAGTGGATGATGGTGCTTCAGATACATATGCCCGGCAAAATGAGATAAATGAATGGCAGGCTCAGAATAAACTCGACACTTTTTTCTTCTTACAATGCTTATTCATCTTTCTTACAAGTGTAGTTCTTCTCATATTTCTCCGGCGCTATGGGTTTATTCCGACATCAACCTTCACCTGGATTGTCGGCGTACTCTTTCTTATCCTTCTTGGAATTTTCTATAATCGTTTCACATATACAAACTATAAGAGGGATAATCGGTTCTGGAATAGAAGATATATTAAGCTAAGTGATGCTGGAGTCGTAGAAAACACTGCGTCATCATGCCCCAGTCAGGCTGGTGAATCTGTAAATCTGGGTGAACAGTTACTTGATACTCTGTATAGAAAAGATAGAATTTCAAATAGTGTAATAAATTTAGAGAATTTTTATAATTATAATTAATATCTTTAAGGTAATCATAAAATGTAATAATCCCAAGGGTTCTTACATTTTATATTTAGTATTTGACGGTAGATGGGTGCAGCTCCTTCCGCACCTGTATTTTATTTTGCAGCCGCTGCTCCTCCAGTTCCACCGCCGAAAGCAAACCCGCCCCCACCAATAGTAAATTGCCCACCACCAAAAGCAGGTGCACCGTGTACTGCAGGAAAAATATGCATTACAAATCTTGAAACTGATCTAACAAATATCACCGAAGAAGTCGGCAGTTTGAAAGCAACTATAGCAGCTTCCTATAACAAATTCATGTCAGCCGAGGCTGGAACGAATAACGACACCTATTTCACTGATAAAATCAAAGACTTTGATCAAAAACGTGCTATGTACGACCGAATGTTTCAAGAAAATGAGGCAGTTGCCCAGCGAACAGGTGGTCGTACGCGAAAACAAACTCTTCAAGAATATGTGATTCTGTTTTTCTATATGTCCTATTTCATGCTAGCAATTGGATATGCCTTTTATAAAGTAACAATCTCAGGAAGCTCTGTTTTCATGTCTCTTGGAATCATGCTCGCCCTACTCATTCCAATCACAGTCATCCTATTACAAGTCCTCTGATTTCCGCTCGGTCTCAAACTCCCCCTTGCCATCATCATCAAAGAAGACAGCACACCGCTTGAATACTCCGTTGTCCAAATTTCCGAAATCATCCTCTAACCTCTTTTGCAAATCCTGCTTGGTAAGCTTCTTACCAGTCAAGGTTCCCTCATTTTGCCGCACCCAATTTGAATATGCCAGACTGACATCTTTCAGGGTCACCTGCTCATTCCCATACTCCTGCAACTTCAGCCGTACATCGCGGAAGTCAATCATACGATCTGCCTTGAACTTGCCATACTGATCGAACGACTCCTTGTACTTGTTACTCTCCTCTAACACCATCTGCGGAATCGGCTCCAAGCCACCAACCAGATACTCCTTCTCGTAAATGTGCACCAAGAGTCCTAGCCACGCCTCACGCCACTCTCGCAACTTTGCATCCACTCCATTGTCTCGCTGGAAGACATTAGGACGCCCCGCCTTCAAATCAGGATCGCTGGAATCGACGAACTTGCTGCCGAACAAGAGAACACGAATACGGCGCCAAGTACCACGATCCATGGCATGAATCGGCGGCAAGGAGTTACACATCATAAAGAGCTTACCCGTGATGCGAAAGCGCTGCTGATCCTCAAAGAGGCCACGTGCCTCCACTACATCCTCACCTGAGAACTGCTTCATCCGCGAGGTGTTCAGTGGCTCACGATCGTCAGGCTCCTGCAGATAGATAAAGCGCTTGTTCTTGATCGCAATGATATCAGGATTCGCCGCACCCGAGTCAGGACGCTTACGAGTGAGCGCCGTCGCTGCCAGAGATGAGCAGTAGTCACCAAATGTATACCGCATCAAATCAACCACCTTTGACTTACCATTGCCACCACCACCAATAAAGGTATAGTAGCACTGCTCTCTGTTGTTGCCCTCTAGACAACTTGCCATCAAGCGGATGTAATAGGACAACATATCAGGCTTGATAAAGATCTTCTTGAGAAACTCCATGAGCTCCTGCATCTTGGAATCTTTAGGATCATAGGGCACGTAATCAAGCGCCTCAGAATCAGGGTAATTACGACCAGCCAGCTGGCTAATATAATCATCTGGCCGGCCATCACGGAAGACAACCTGGATCTTGATCTTGCCAGTTACAGGATCCTTGATCTCATTGTGCAAATCCAGAACACCATTCGCACAGGCGAATAAGAAGGGATTCATATTGAGACGATTGCCAAAGTCCTCCTCATGGAAGAGTTCAACGGCCGCCCGCATAACACCACCCTTGAAATCCTGCTGATACAAATGCTTCTCCACCTTGGCCAGAGTCTGGAATCGCTCGCCGTCCAAGCTCATTGCCCACTTCTTGTACCACTCCTCATCCATACCCTCGGCTCCTGCTCCCGAGGCAGCATTCTTATTACAGTTCTCCTCCCAGCCCTTCTTCTTTAGTCGCATACGCGCACGCACAACTAAATCAGCCACCTCCATACTCAACTTCCCCTGTAACTCCATTCCCTGATTCGTGTGCCGCCACGAATGAATCCGCGGGTCGAATACATACCACTCAGTACGCCGCGACTCCACGGATGCACAGAAGAGACCCTTGTACATGCGCTGGAGAAGACGCGCAATGTGAAAGTGCGTGTCCTCTACGCGATACTGGACAAAGCGAACCAAGTCCTCTTCGGTCAGCTCAGTGTACTTCTCCATATTATCATCGCGCGCCCAGTAATGCAGACTCTTGAGAGTGAGCTTGGCACCGGCCGTATTGCGACTGAAGCCGCGCTTCCAGTCTCGCTCCATCTTCGCCCAGTCAGTGCCGG